AGAGGTCACAGAGAAAGATACTAATGGTGATGGTCACATTTCAAAACAAGAAATGGAGATGGATTTGGAATTTAAAAGAAAAGAACTTGAGGACGCTGATGCTCGCAGAGATGCGATGAGACAAATGGCTTGGTTTAGTTTATTTGGTATGTTATTATATCCGTTTGCAGTTGTACTTGCAAATTGGGTTGGATTAGACCAAGCATCTAAAATTCTTGGTGATATGGCTGCAACATATTTTGTATCAGTTGCGGCTATCGTCATGGGTTTCTTTGGTGCAAACGCATACGCAGATAAAAAAAAGTAAGGTAGTAATATGGCAGACGCAATGGCTGGAGTTATAAAACAACTCCAAGAAAATAATGCAAGACAAGAATCTTTAGACAAAGCAATCTTAAAACAGGCTGTAGAAACTAAAGAAATATTCTTATCTAGTTTAGGTAAGTTAGGTGAGTCTCTAAGAGAAACACTTAATGATACTAGTGATGATTTAACTGCAGCTGTTTTAACTCCAAAACAATCGCCTGAGGATAAAAAATTTAAATCTTCAGAAGTAGAGAATCAAAATAGAAATAATAGAAATCAAGGTCTTCTATTAAAAGGTATTAAAGGTCTTGGCAATCAATTCGGAGGTTTTGTAAAAGGTATAAAGGATAAGACTGTAAAAGGTTTCCAAGACTTTAAAGGTGTTTTAGGTAAACTTGCAATTGGTGGTGCTTTAATAGCATTTTTAGAATTAGTAAACTCTAAGTATTGGAAAGATATGGTAACTCTTATTAATGAAAAAATTCTACCAGTTCTTAAAACATTTTATGAAGAAATCCTTGTACCATTAGGTATTACTATTAAAGATTTTTTTGTTAGTAATTGGGATAATATAAAGTTATTTTTTACAGATGTTCTTGTTCCAACCGTTCTTTTTCTTTATGAACAAGTATTAAAACCATTAGGTGAAACTATCAAGGGTATTTTTGTGCGTGGTTTTGAAGATATTAAAGTTCTATTTGATGGTATCGGTGATGCGATAACAAGATTTAAAGAAGGTGACATTCTTGGTGGTATAATTACACTTATAGATTCTTTAGGTGATTTCTTTATCAATACTGTAGACAACCTTATTACTGGTGTGTATAATTTATTTGCTGGATTTTTTGGTTTGGAAGAAACCGACTCTGTATTTGGTGAAATATCAAGATTTATAACTGATACATATGAAAATATAAAAAATACCATCACTGATACATATGACGCAGTAAAACAAGCTATCAAAGATGCATATGATGCCACAGTAGAGTTTCTTAAAGATTCATTTACATTTGTATCGGATAATTTAATGGAATTTAATTTTTTTAAATTTATTGAAGATGCTCTTGGTGATGCTATTGAATCTATTAAAGCAATCTTTGCTGGTGATTTTAGTATGAAGAATTTACTAAAAGGTGGTAAAGCATTTTTTGATATAGTAACTTATCCACTAAACCTTGCAATTAACACTGTTAAAGATATATTTAAATTTGGTGACCCAGATGAACCATTTAGACTATCTGATTTCTTTTTTGGCCCTGATGGTGTAATTAGTAAAGCGATAGATAGAATTACAGACCTATTTGCAATTAATGAAGATACATTTAAAGACTTCGATTTAGGTGATTCAGCTAAAAGATTTTTACAAGGTTTACTTCAAGCAGTATTACCACCACCAGATTTTCTTACTCTCAGAATACCATCCATAGACCTTGGGTTTGCTGGAAAGTATGGTGGTGGAGAATATGACTTAAATCCAATACCAGATGCAATGTATAAAGCTGCTGGTATTAATCCAAAAACTGGTAGAACTTTCAAAGAAGAAAATGAAGAAATGCAAGCAGAGTTAGCAAATATCATGAATGAAATGTATGGTTCTCCAACTGCAGCGCCTGGCGATGCGATATTTGCTGGAGAAGATGGAAGAGGAAATATTTACACTACAAATAATTATCAAACAATTCAAAATCAATCAGAAAATAAAGTGAGTGTCCAAACATCTGGTCTTGAAGACCCAACTAGACCAAGTGGTTCTTCAATGAATGTAGAATAGTTATTTACTAATACTATTCAGACTATCCATAACATCATCAATATTTGGTTCTTTACTGCCAGGATTATACACACAACGATATTGACTAGGACAGTTACTTTCATACATTAGTGTATATGTCTTATTACCCCCAACGTAAATACAAGCTTGTCTACCAGTATACTTTGATACAACCCTTTTCTTGAGTCTACAAGTCGTATACTTTTTTCTGTCAATTAAACCTTTTCTATACTTTTGCTCTTGAGTCCAGTTTTCACTTGGTTTAGGTAAATTACACGTTTCGCAATGACCCCATATATCAGCGGTCACTGGAGTAGAAAACAACAGTGTCAATATTATTAATTTTATCATTTTTAGATGTGACCTGTGCTTCTGAGTAAAAATAAAAATCCAAATAATGCACTAGCCATTATGAATACTAGTATACCAATTAAAATATATTCTATAACTTTTTTCTGTCTTTCTTTTTGGTCGTAAATTAACTTTTGGCGTCTTTTACGAATGTCTGCTTCTGTTTTTAAGAGCTCATCCCAAGCAGCAGGCCCTCTAGTAAATGATATAATTTGTCTAAGCTCATTTCTCATATCCTCTGCTTTTTTCTTCGCCATGAAAATTTCCATGGCCTCTTCTTCTATCGAACCAGCTGCAAATAGTTTTTTAAATAGAGGTGGTTTTTTGTTATATTCTTCAGCTTTTTTAATATCAGATACTGAACCCATCCAGCGTGACAAATCTCCTGCCATAGATTCAATTTCTCTGCCTGCGGCGAACCCAGCCTTGATGGTATTAAATGCGCCAGTGGCCGCCGAAACAGCCGCTACTACTTCTATCATAGATTATCTCCCACTACATACTATTTATAAGAAGTAGAAATACGAAAGGGGAGCAAAAGCTCCCCTTTCTAACCCTAACCGTAGGACTATCGGATGTATTAAGGCATCACCCTATTCATTCGCTAGTTTTTGAAAATATGACATTGTATCGTCATCATCTTCATCTACACTAGGAATTTTAGGTTCTGGTTCTGATTTAAATGTTGGTGTTTCCACAACATCATCATCCATCATTGCAGTTGCAGTTGGAGTCACAGTACCAGATAGTACATCATCAAGTCTTTTCTTGAGTTCGTCATAAGACTTGAAGTTTGTAGGTGCAGTAAACTCAGTGAGAGAGTACTGAGTCTTCCAGATTGAATCAAGAGCATCATCACTGTCTTTTAGGGTAGATACAGAATCAAACTCTGACTTATCATAGTTCCAATAACCATCAACCTTACGAATCTTCAATTTGAAGTTTGCACCTTCCCAGAAATCAAATGGATTGATAGGAGTTTCATCCTCAAATTCTGGTTGCATTGCAGCCATAATTTTATCAAAGATTTTCTTACCATATCTGAATAAGAATACCTTTCCATTATTTTCTGGATGTTTTGGGTCACTAACCACATAGATATTAGAATAGTATTCTAATTTCCTTTTCTGCTTTCTTGCAGTTTCTTTATCAGTTTCAAGACCAGTATTCCACAATGCACTATTGTGTTCTGAAACAGGGTCATTTTTACCGATAGTGGTTAGAGAGTTTTCAATATACCATTTTCCAGTTGGGCCTTGGAAAGCGTGTTTGAAAACTTTTACCCAAGGAAGTTCCTCACCATCTGGAGCTGGTAAGAAACGAATTACTGCACTACCAGTTCCAGACTTATCTAGTTCTGGTTTCCACAGTCTTTCATCCACATAGGATTTCTTTTCTTGAGGGGCATTTTCCGCTTGAACTTGCGAAAGAAGTTTATCCAACGTATTGGATTTTCTAAGAGTACTTACTGACATATTATTCTCCTTATGTTAATATATGCTATTGTATGTTTAAATATTTCACAGTATTCATAATATAATAGTATTTATACTACCAAAAAACTATTGATTTGTCAAGTCTTCCATAAGTTTTTTAAGTTTCTTTTTAGACTTTCCTCTCACTTTTGATTTTTTAATATCTTCCAAGTTTTCTAGAGAATCACCAACAACTACAAGGGCTAACATTCCCATAGTTGCGTGTGGTGTACAAACATAAAGATATACACCCTCTTGTTCAAAAGTAAAAGAAACTTCTTTGTTATTTTTACTTTTGATTTTTTCAACACCTTCTGGTACAGTTATAAACTGCACATTGTGTCCTTTACTAGTCGGCACCCATGTAATTGTATCACCTACATTTACTCTGGTTATATCTTCAGAATATACCATTTTTGCACCATCATCTCTTTTATTTAACATTTCAATAGTTATGGTTTGAGGTTCTTCTGCATACGCAAAAGTTGTAATCATAACAAATATTAGTGTTAACAATTTATACATTTTATCTCCTTCTTAATTGTTCCCATGAATATGTAAATATTTCTTTACCAAATTTATCAATCTGATTTGCAATCTGTCTAGTTTCCCACTGAGTATCTTCTGCACAACGCAGATTACATACTCTTGCAAAAGCCATCAGCGTACCAGACCAATACCATTCGGTATACATATTTTGTGGTAAAACCATTCTTGCCA